CTGGGGGAGGAGCCAAAACGCGGCAACGCAGGGTGATGTCACCCACGTTGTATGTAAACGCCGACACGGTCGGCAACTCGATAAACACAGACAACGGTCGAGCGTTACGAGGGTCAGTCACAGGCTTTAAGCCAAGACTGGTCAACGCTGTTTTAACTGCGTTAACAGCCTCCACGAGGATGCCAGACGCGGCCACTACGCAACCTGAGCCCTGCCACAGCCAAGCAGCTGCATAATACGCCCAAGTGTTGACGGCACAGGGAAAGTACCCATGGCGTCAAACGACGCAAACGAGTCAACAGATCCACGCTCACGGTAAAGCGTGGCGGCATACATGACGGTGCCGAGTTTGACGTCTGCGCTGGGCACTGTGCTCATTGAGTCTGTGTAGCCGGCTTGTTCACGTTTGCGATAGCACCAGGCGTTGCTGGCGTTTACACAAGTGGTGACAAAGGCTGTGTCGTTAGCGGTTGCTACGTCGATACCTAGCCAAGCGAGCACGTCTGCAGCGACAATCCAAGACACACTTTCGGTGTGGCTGAGGGTGCCTGTTAACGCTTCATATGCGTCCATGTCGGTGTGTCCACCGTGGGCGTAAATAATCTGGTTGGGTTTTGATACGTAGTAGTCGAATATCAAATAGCCGTTTTCGTCGACGCCTTGATACTCGTACGGCTCCATGCTGTAAACAGTGTGGTTGCCGTTGAAAGAGTTACCGACACCGCTGACCGATACTGTGTCGCCCAGTCGAAGGTTGGTGACAGGTGTGAGGGTCTGCACAGCTGCGTATTCATCACGGTAAATGCCGTGAGTAACTACATAATCAGCCATGTCAGACCCTCTCCCTACCTAGTAACCAATTAGGCGATTGCAGCCTTGACGAACTTGCTGGAGTCAATCATGAGTGCTGCAAAATACCCACGGAAGGCAATTGTGCGGCTGAGAGTAGATGGCGAGTCAATACTGATTGCGCCCTTCTGCTGCTCGAATAGCTCGTAACCGCTTGCGTCTGCCACAATGATGGTGCCCTCCGCAAAGTTGCGGTCAACAACAACTTGCAAGCCGAAAGCGTTGCCGCCGTACTGGTTGACACCAAGGTTGCCGTATGCGTTCATTGGGCCAACCTGTGGGAACAACGGACGATCCGATGTGTCTGAAAGGCTCAAAAGATACGCCCACCACGTTGGATCGACAAACAAGTGACCGGGAAGGTTGCCGTTTGACGAGTTCAGGATTGTCTTTGCAGCGGTTGCCACCCATGTCTGCCAGTAGGCAGGGTCTTGGTATGAAGCGTTAGCAAATGCTTGGGTAACTGTTGCACCAGAAGCAAGTTCATCTGCTGCGTAGTTGTCGGTGGCGTTTGCGTAAATACGGCCCATGTCGTCAAGCACAACTGACAAAATTTCTGGAGAAGTTGTGTCAAGGTCAAATTCGGAGATGTTTACATATCCGCCGAAAATTTGCTTGGTGACTTGGTTGTTGAACACGACCATTGTGCCGCCGGTGGGTGACTGCTCAGCAATGGAGGCACCGATGCTGGTGTGTGTGGTCACTTCTGGACGGATGAACACTTTGCCGCCTTGTGGCATTGCGCGTACACCGACTGCGTCGATTACTGGGCGACGGCCGATGAAGTTGTTGTAAACAGGCGCAACGATTGGTGTTGGCAAAAGGCCTGGTGTGTCGGTTGTGACGATGTCTGGTGCAGCTGCACGAACAGCTTCTGACATTGCTCGCCACTGATCGCCACCAGCGATTGCTGCTGACAAGTATTCGGCTGCTGTTGGCAGTTTCACTTCGCGACGTGGCTGTGCAAAGTTGATAACTGGTGTTGGAACGATTTCAGCCGAAGCCTCAACCGCTGGGGTTTCTTGTGACATGGTTTCCTCCTCAGGAATGTCATTGGGTTGGGTTTCGTCTGCGTCAGGTTGTGACGCGGCGATTTCTGTGATTACAGCATCCGCAAAAGCGGGCTGAGCCACGAGACTGATTTCAACAAGGTTGGCTTGGCTCACGACCATGGTGCCGTTCTTGTCGTACTTGAATTTGACTGGGATAGCGCCGACGCTGACCGAGTCATACGCGCCAGCCTTGACTAGCTCGATGGCTTCGTCGGCTGCGCGGGTCTTAGCAAACTTGGCTGTAAACAACAAGCCTTCTTCGGCTTCGACCAGTTCGGTGACAACGCCACGTAGTTGTGTCATGTCGTGGCCTTCAATGAGCTTGGGTGCTTTGGCGTTTACATCAAATGCGCCACGGCGAAACATGACGGACTCGCCACTTGACACCGTTGCAGGTGTGTCCCAAGGTACTGCCACACCCGTAATAGTGCGGGGGCTGTCCTCACCTGCAGCGGCATCAAGCGTTACTGGCACAGCGACAAACTGGATCATGCGTCTTCCATTTCGTTAGAACGGCTTGAGTCTTCAGCGACTTCGCCGGCGTAGTCTTCCATGTTGAATTCGACGTAGCGACCGCGCGGCAGGATGTTGTCTGCCGACAGGGTCTGCTCAATGGTGTCGAGATAGATGCGGGCACCAAACAGGTATAGGTCTTGACGGGCCTGCTGTGCGTTCTGGTACGTCATTGACGCACCCTCAGTCGGAGCCGAGACAAGATAAGCAGGAATGTTGCACAGGCGAGCCATTTCAAGCGCCTGGTATTTGCGCTGATCAGCGAGGACTTCTTGCGGGGAGTGTTTGAACTCACGGAACTCAACCTGTCGAGATAACGCACCGATAGCGTTCTGTTTACGAGCCTGCGACCAAGCCGACGCCAGCGAGCCAAGATCTTCGCCGGATAGGTCTTCGCCGTCTACTTGCTGTAGATAGCCAGGTGTGGTTTCCAGCTGTGCGTAGCGGTCGGCAGCCTGGTCTAAGTAGATGCTGGTGTTAATTGCGCGAGCGCCAATTTTCAAGATGCCTTCAATTGGGCTGATGAATTGCACCACGTTGTTTACATCTAGCGGTTGGCCGTTGAACTCAAGTTCATCTGATGGCCCGTAGAACTGTGGGATACCGGTCTGTTTGACGCTGGACATGTTTGCAGCTGGTAACCATGTAAACGCTGCAGGGAAACCTTGACCGCCGGCACCTTGTGGGGCGTAACGGCGAGTGATGTAAGCGTATGCGACACCGTAAAAGAACAAGTCGCTAAAGATGTTTACAAAGAAGAACGAGCGTGACACTTTCGGGTCTGGGCGTTCCATCCACGGCTCAAGCGGGAGATACACCTCCTCGTAGTTTTCGCCCATCCACTGCTTGCTGTAATGCTTTAATTCGAGCGAGCCGATAAGGCCTGCGATGAGGTCACGGCTACGGCTGACCGTCGGGACGGATAACGCACGTACCTCGGCGGTGCCGGTTTCGTAAACGAGGAAGTTGCCAACGTTGGCTGCACCAGCGGCAGCCTTAACGACAGGCGCGGCAGCGAAGTGCGCCGTCTCTACTTTGCGTGTAAACAAACCCATGTATCTGGAGTCTCGCACAAGGTTGTTGCATTTGCAAGTATCTCAAGCAGAAACTCCGAACGCCACCCGACCGCTAGACGTGGGTCGGCTCACCATGACTGTGGCGGCTATTAAACAACGGCAAGCCTCAATGGGCCCAGGAGAACGCTGACTTGATACGACGATCGTGTTTTGAGCACGGACAAGGACAGCGCGGGCAATGTGTTCAGCAAGCATTTCACCGCCGTCGTGTTTGATTTTGCCTTCACCAATAAGGCTCCGACAGATGCCCGTCCACTTCAGTAGTTCGCCATAACCCCATTCTTGTTTACGGCGTATGTATTTCTCTGGGGTGTGCACCGCAAGTGACGGCGTGATAGCCAGGGTAAGTTTTGGGTCGGCGTCAAGTGCAGCTGCTATTTGCTGCCACAGATCATGTATTGAGTCGCTCGTAAATTTGATGCCGGCAACGATTTCACCGCTGGTGTTTTTGCGGGCCCACACCGCCACGTATTTAGAGTCGTCAACAGCGGAGTCGACCGCTAGGACTGAGCCGCCACCGTCGTGGGTTAAGTCGTCGGCGATGCGTTGGTTCCATAGTCCGACTGGTAGCCAGGAGGATGCTGCCGCCACCCATAGGTTGCAGTGGGCACGAAGGAATTGGTTGCGGTCGGGTGCTGACGCTGCAGCGCGTAAACCTTTGTGGGTGATGGTTCTGCCGAGGCTGGGGTTGGGGTAGCCCCAGTAGGTTTCGTCCATTGGATCTACACCAGAAGGTAGCGACCATTCAGCCATGTAAAGGTCGCCCTGTTCGCCTGAGTCGATAAGGCCTAAACCTTGCTCCCGTAATTTAGACATGGCACGGCTTGACTCGTCGCCGGCTGTGGATGTCATCCAACACAGCGGGCTGGGCACCGCAATCTGAGAAGGAAGAAGTGCACCAAAAATAGTGGACTCAGACATAGCCCACACTTCGTCAAGAAGAATAATGTCCCACGTGCCACCGTGCTTTTTACCTGTCGCAGACTTCACTGCGTAAACAGACCCGTCAGCCATTTTGACTTGGTGGCGGCCATAAGCCCAGGTGACTTTGCACAGCTCTTGTTCTTCCCACAGTTCAAACGTTTCGCGCAGCTCCTCAAACACCTCAGTCGCTAACGCCAACTCATGAGCCGATGACATGATCCGCACCGGTCGACCCCAGATACGTGGCAACTCAGACAACGCCCACCCGACAATCGCAGCGTTCATAGTCGTTTTGCCGTTCTGACGCGCCGCCGACACTAAAGCCTTCGAATGTGTAAACCGAAGGTCATCATCATGTGCAAACGCACCAGTCAACGCGTGAACCTGCCACGGAAACAGGGTGCGCCCAAGGTGACGCTCAGACCAGTCAGCAATCTGGCCACCAAAACTGTGACCCCCAACAGTAGGTGTTTCCAACCTAGGACAACTCTGACCGAACTCACCAGAAGTAATGACAGTCTTAGACCGTTCCACCTGATCTGACTCGTTTCCTTCCGAGATAACGGAAGAAAGGGTCGGGGGCTTGGGTTTTTCGTTTACAAAAAAAGGTTTTGTGTTTACGTTTTTGTTTACGTTTGTGAGGCCGAGTGCTTTGTTTCTGCGTTGTTGTTGTATGGCGCGTTTTTGGTTGACGTATGTGGCTCCGCGTTTGCTGTTGCAGGGTTTGCATGCCGGCACGAGGTTGCTGATGTCGTCTGTTCCGCCTGCGTCGAAGGGGATGAGGTGGTCTGCGTCTGTTGCCGGCACGCGTTTGCACCAGTGGCACATTGGGTTGCCTTCGAGGACTTGTTTGCGGTTGCGTGTGAATTCTGGTGTTGGGCGTCTGGACATGGTGGGAGTGTAACAACTTTGTGTCTTGTGCTAGCGCCCTTGCTCCGCTGCGGTTGCTTTCGTTTACATGAACGGTCGGGTGGTTCGTGTCCCCCCGCGGTTTAGAGGAAGTGCCTCAAGGTCGCCGGATGTTATCGATGTAGGACGGTCACCTGTTCGCATTTATGACGTTTGGACGCTGCTCGAATGTGTTTACACACAGGTTCGTCTACCCACGTTTCCGTGTGTGATCTACCAGCTGAGTGCAACCCCCAACGTGGCCTTGAAATGCTGGCTGAGAAATGCGCTCCCCTACTTAGCCTCAGACAATCCGAGGAACCAGCGTATTCAGTTGTAATAGTTGCCTAGGGGCGCAGTTAGCGTGACAACTCGATGCCCCTAGGATTTAGGGGGGACTATAACCTGTTTACGCCCAAGGCGCTCAGCAATCAACTCAAGTTGGCTAGGCCGCCACAAATACCATTCGGCGTGGGGCAGGATGTTTAACGCCCAAACCTTTTGTGCGGCGCTGACTTTGCCGCGTTCTGTTTTGAGTTCGGCAAAGATGAGGCCACGGTCTTTGTGGGCTAGGACAAGGTCGGGAAAGCCGGCACCGTCAGATCGGAATACACCTGGGCGCACTTGGTGGGGTGTGGGGTGGAACACTTGCCAGCCGTTCATTTTGGCGAGGGTGACGACTTGGTTTTGCCATATTTTTTCGTTGACTTCACTATTTTTTGCCATTGACGCCCCCGAACCAAATGCCGAGAATGAAGACGAAGCACATTGCCATGATGAATTGCAGGAACTCAGTCATTGTTTACAGCCCGTGTTTGCCACTGGTCGCGTTGCGCTTCGAGTTGGCGTATCTGTTCACGCAACTGCGCAATCTCAATCTGCAGGTCTTCAATCATGTCTTTGGCTGTTTGCAGATCCATCAGAACGGTTCCTCGCCATCGTTTACAGGCGGTGCATAAGTGCCAGCCTTCAACGCGTCAATAAGCGCCGTAGCTTCAGCCTTAGTCATGCTGTCAAGGTTGGCAGGTATTGGATGTTTCCCAGACTTGAGCATCGACTTAGCGAAGTTGATTTGCTTCTCAGACGCGACCCCACTGGGCTGGGTGATTGTGACGTCAGGCAGGCGCTTATCAGTGCCAGTCGACATGCGCTGCACCTTGCTCATCTCCTCACGGCTGGGGCGTTTGTTTACATCGGAGCCGGCATAGCCAGCGTTAGCCAATGCACGGCCCACAGCTGAGGTTTCACAGTTTTCCACGTGGCTGGTTCTGTTTACATTGCCAGCGCCTCGCACTTCTTCTGCGTAGCCAGTAGCGATGCAAATGTCATCAAGCCACAACTCTGCACGTATAACGCAAATGTCTGCACCTGGGGCGCTAATCATGTGGGTAATCGTGCGGCCGTTGGGGTGGTCGGCTAGCCAACGCGCCTGTCGAGCGCTGACTGGCTCGTAATCGTCAAGGTTAAAGCCCATTAGTCATCCCACTCGTCTGTTATTTCCGCAATTTCGCTCAAGATTTTTGTTATTTCTGCATTTATCTTGTGCAGGCGTTCAATCTCATCGGCTGCTTCATTGCACAACACACCGTTTGTGCGTTGCTTCCGTAGTCGGGTCACAATGTCATCAGTCATTATTTCTTCCCGTCAATCTGACCAACAATGTCAGCGAATTGTTTGGCGCGATAGGCGTCTGCAGCCCACGCGAACTGCACAGGAAACGCTTCCTCGTGGTTTCTCATCTCGGTGCAACGGACACAGTCGTAGCCGTCAACGATGTGACAGTGGCACGGTTTACACATCCAATGAAACAACAACGATTTGATTTGCAGGTCTTTGAAGTATTGCTTGTCGTCAATCATTGAACGCCTCCCAGACATCTAGTTCTACGCCTTCACTAGCAGTGGGGTGCCACATCTGGGTGAGCATCGTAAGTCGTGCAGCTGCTTCGCGTAGCACTTTGGCGGCCACGTAGTTGGCTGACAGTTCGGCGTCTACGGCGAGATTGTTGAGATGCCGGATGATTTCTGGGTCACTGTACGCCATTGGCTGCGGCTTTCTTGGCGTCACGCTTGGCCTTGGCTTCAGCACGTTTACGCTCGCGAGTGTAAACAGACATTGCCAATTGAATTGTTGGTATAAGCGCATCGTCTACATAGTGGGCAAGTTTCTTACCGTCCATGCTTGCTAGCAACGCCAGCGCTTCGTATTCCTCTTGCGTCACGCGGAACGCAATAACTTTGGTTTTCATTGTTTCTCCCCAATGTTTACAGTTGTTTACTTGCCCGATGAAACACGCCAATGGCCGAGGCCACCGTTGTCGTACAGGTATCGAGCGACCCGTACATTACACAAAGGATTTGTTAACGCCTTTACGACACGTTTACGCGGAACTTTACAAACCGCCGCTGTCACAGTAACCCACGACCCTTGGATCTGTAAAAGCCCAACATCTGGGCGACCAGTGGACTTACGTACAGCTGACACGCTCCGAGGGTTGCAGCGAGACTCCCGGTAGGCAATCTTGCTGAACACCTTGACGGGTAGCCCATGCTTTTTAAACAGTGGTTCCCATTGCGGGCATGACCGTGTGGCGGCTTGCGCTGGGGCTGTGGCTAATGCTGTGGAAAGTAGTGCTATGCACATGATGCGTCTAAACAATCCTCTGTTACCTCGATTGACGGCCCCCACGGCGCTGTGTG